GTATAAACCTAGTGGTTCTGTTAACCAATTTAAAAACAATGAGGCTCAGTTAAGTTTATTTAATAGTTGGGATCAAGAATCTATTGCTAGGGGTGGCACGCCTGTTTATTACTATAAAGTATTTATTCCTTTATCTTCTATAAATACTACTTATCGTGAATCAAGAGATAAGGTATGGTCGCAATTTTATACTGAATTAATGGCATTTTATGAACCATATCAAACTATGAGTAATTTAGGTACTTATGGTTTGGATTCCCCGGATGAAATTTTACTTGAATTAAATATCTCTGATGTGTTGTCTCGTTTGGGTGAGCCGCCAAAAATTGGTTCAAGAATTTTCACTCCGCATTTAAGAGAAAATTGGGAAATTACTCAAGTTACTACTGCTGAATATAAATTATACGGGGTAATGCGTTATAAATTTATTTGCAAGAAATGGCAAGAAAGTCTTACTACGGGAGAGGGTCGAGTTTCTCAGAACGTACCTCCGGGTGGTTATAATATTCTTTAATTGGAAACCAATGAGTGGGTAAATTTTTACCCACTAGAATTTTTCTTTTATCTTTTTCCTCTTCTTCTGATTTTATGTGAACTATAACAATTTTATCACTATGATCTATTTTTTTCAATTTTAAGAACTTCAATTGCATCTCCAAATTTTATTTACGTAATTGCTCTAATTATAGTAATCACTTTGAAAGTAAAGGTGATTGATTGAAAATAAAGAAATAAATGTCCGACAAAACATTAAACGAATGCCGTGAACTTTCCCCTAACGACCTTATAATTACGGATCGTCCACCGCCATTTTGTGGAAATGATGAAGAATCAATACGTAGACCGCCATTTGATGCAATAAATGAGAACTGTCCTACTGTTCCAATTGGTTCACAGGGCAATTGCAATCCTATTCAGTTTGGCCACATTGTTGAAGATCAAACAAGGCCAGTTAATCGAGAAACAATAGCTAGAAATTCTCAAATTTTCACTGCTGTTGATATGGCGATGAAGGATTTATTTTCTGATTTAAGTGTTATTGATGGAAATGGTAAGCCTCATCGGATTCCTATCGTTCCTATGGGTCCAGAACGAGCGGTAGCGTATATATTACAAGAGAATGCGAGAAAGGATGCTTCGTTTGTGGTAGACAGATTACCATTGCCATTATTGTCAATTAAATACAAATCTACTATTACACCCGATCCCGCTCGTTTTCTTTATTCTGGTGCTGTTCGGTATTATCGAGATCTAAATAATAAGCCGGGTTGGATGGAAAGTGAGGCTTATGAAAACGACACGGTTTTTGGTAAAACTCGTGGCGTTCCATTAAATGTAGGCTATGAATTATCTGCTTGGACTATGTATGATTTAGACATGGATCAAATTTTAGAGCAAGTAACTTTAAAATTTGATATGAATACTGCATATTTAAACATACAGGGTGCTGAATTTGAAGTTCTTGTGAAACTAGATGGTTATGCCAATAACAGCAATCTAGAACCGGGCGAAAAAGATGTTAGAATCATTAGATGGCGTTTTGATATGCATGTAGAGATGTTCGTTCCACAGCCGATTGTACGTCGTAAAACGGTGAAGAGTGAAATAATCGACATTATGGAAGTAGATAATAATGGTGTAGTAGTAGATATGTTTAAGAAGATGAAAATTAAGAAGCCAGGAGTTGGCAGTGCTTGAAATAACGAATAAGAGTCGTGGTCCAATTTCGATAATGGTACGTTCTCGTACTGGACCATCTCCCCGTAAATTTTCGATTTTAGTAATTCCGGGATATGGGGCCGGAAAGAATGTAATCCGAATTTTTGAAGAGTTACGAACAGAACACATAGATATGCTCGAACGGGAACGCCTGATAACCGTAAAACGTGTTTGACCGGGGGCATGACGAAGCCGGTACTACTAAAACCAGCGAGGGAGAAAAATAAAGATGGCTAGTGGAAAGGTATTCGCACCTTCGAACATGCTTGCACCAGGGGTGCGAGTTACCGAAAAAGATTATAGTTTTATTAATTCTGCTCCAACCGCTAATAGCGTTGGACTTGTGGGATTTTCTACTAAGGGTCCAATGAATGTACCGACCCTTATTAATACGTTACAAGAACTTCATGATACCTTTGGCAATCCTCATCCAGAGCTTGCCGATCCGTATTTGATTTACGCTGCCGAACAAGTTATACAACAAAGTACTTCGGTATTTATTGTTCGTTGTGGCGAGACATCACCTTCTGATGCTGATTTTGCAGAAACAGCCGAAGTAGATGTTGGCGTTGCTGGTGGACAAGTTGAAATTATTGGTAACGTTGCAGGAACATTTGTCTTCTCAGAAGATACGTTCTTCCGGTGGCGTTTAAATGGCATTCTTGCATCTAAAGTATTGGTTATTTTAGCTAACACAATGTCTAACCCTAGCTATTCAACAACTCAAGTAGCCGCATTACTAAACGACCAATTAAGTGCTGGTGATGGTATTACGTTCTCAGTTACGGCTGACGACTATTTGGAATGTAGCTCAGTATTTTCATATGGCACAGCAGCATCAGTTGAAATAGTGTCTGTACAAAATTCGCTATATGGACCTAGCTCTGTTGTTGGTATTGGTACTGGTATGACTGCTGGTGCAGTTGTTGGTACTGCTGACAAGTATCCAAATAACTCTTATGTAACTGCTGGTACATATGATTTTACAGGATTGACAGGTGTTACTTTACAAGTTGTGGTTGATGGAAGCGACAACGTTAACATTGATAATGTTATTCAAATTGTCACCATGCCAACTGGTGTGAACACAATTACTGACGTTGTTGATTACATCAATGATTTAGTTGACGATGCAGTAATCCCAGGTGGTTTCGTCGCATCAGCCGTATCTAATAATCTAAAGTTAGCCACCAACCATTTCGGTAGAGATGCCAAAATTTTAGTCAAGCCAACAAGTACCGCTGGTGGTATTTTTGGAATTGGTGGTTTGTCTGGTGTAGGTGTAAGCCCATCTAGAACAAGTGGTGGTACTGGTGTTTATGCTGGTGGTATTGTAACTGGCTCTGCTGATACAAGTGGCGTTGCAAGTTTCACTGTTACTGCTGAATCTCCTGGCACTGAAGGTAGTAACACAGAAGTTAAAATTATTACTGACGTTCGTTCTGGTGAGTTTGCCTTATCGGTCTTTAATAATGACGTTCAAGTGGAAGTTTGGGGACCATTATCCAAAAACCCTAGTGCGGCAAATTATGTAGAATCATACATTGCTTTAAACTCATTGTATATTCGAGTAATTGATAACACTGATACTTTAGCTGCTCCGCTAGAAGGACTTTATGCTTTAGTTGGTGGTACGAACGGTATTCCAGCAGATGCAGATGCACAAGATTCACTATTAATCGGTACTTCAACTGGTAAGACTGGTTTGTATGCTTTATCAGACCCAGATCAATCTAATATTGACCTATTAGCTGTTCCTGGCCGTTCTTCAACAGACGTTGTTGTGGCCATGATAGATCTTTGTCAGAATAAACGGGCAGACTGTTTCTGTATCGTTGATCCTCCATTCGGATTAGGTGTAGATGAAATTATTGATTGGCAAAGTGGAGTTCACCCATTAAACCTTGTTAGGTTTGATTCGGACTTCGGTGCTTTATACTGGCCTTGGTTGAAGGTTCGTGACTCATTCAATCAGATTGATGTATGGGTTCCACCAAGCGGTTCAGTTTTAGCTACTTATGTATATTCTGATAGTATTGCTCGACCTTGGTTCCCACCTGCTGGTGAGGTTCGTGGAATTGTGTTTAACGTTAAAGACGTTTATTCACGTCCAAGTGCTGACCAGAAGGATTCGATGTACAAGTTCGGCAATTGTATCAACGCAATTGTTAACTATTCGGACTCTGCAAACTTTATCATCAATGGTCAGAAGACACTTCAACGTCGTCCAAGTGTCCTAGATAGAGTAAGTGTACGAAGAATGTTGTTAAGTGCTGAAAAGGAAATTCGCCGTAAGACTCGCCCACTATTGTACGAACCTCATGATGAAGTTCTTAGAACACAATTTGTGAATATTTGCAAGGAAGTTTTACAAAGAATTCAAGTTGAACGTGGTATTTACGACTTCTTCGTGAAGTGTGATGCTGAACTAAATCCTCCTGCTGTGATTGAACGAAATGAATTGAGGGCGAAGATTGGAGTACAACCAACGAGAGCTAATGAATTTACATTCATCGAATTCTCTGTTCACCGAATTGGCACTTTCACCGAAACGACAGTTGATCAATTCTAATGCCTGAAAAAAGTAATGAGTGATGAGGTTGTCATCACTCATTACTATCGAATGAAAAATTTTAGAATATTTAGGAGCCCGAATCAATGGCGTCAACTCGTCCACCTGGATATATGGGCATCGGTTTGCTTGTAGACCCTACAGTCGTTTATAAGTTGAATTTCCGATGGACATTTTATCTTGAACCAAAATGTAAAGCCCTCAGACCAGTCGATGTATGGTTTGTGAAAACCGCAGGTCGTCCTAGCGTTACTATTGCACCAATTGAATTAAATTTTCAAAATGCAAAGACATGGATTCCCGGCAAGCCAGAAGTTGAAGCAATGACTGTGACCTATCTAGACGTAGCCGCAAAGCGTCAAGAATCAGGTGCTTTATATGCTTACTTAGGTGCCGTATATAACTTCAACAACCTTAATCGTCGTCAAGGTAGCTCAGTCGGTGACTACACTGCTCGTGGTACATTGGTAATGTACGATGGTTGCGGTACACCTATCGAACAATGGATTTACGAAGATCTATGGCCAACGACTTACAAGTTTGGTGAATTAGGATACGAAGACAATAAGGTATCGGAAGTAGAAATATCTTTCCGTTATTCTCAATTTACTTATACAGCACTATGCGGAAACGTTCCATTTGCAGAATGTTGCACCGGCTGTCCATAAGAATTGGAGTAATTTTATATGCCTGCTTTTGATGAAGATATTAGTAGTTTCCGGAATCCTGCTACTGTATGGAAAAGAAAAGACTTATGGTTATTTAGTATTCCGGAAATATGTGGTTATGGTATTAATGCTTTACCTCCAAATAAAGCAGCTAGACCTAGTATTTCCTTTAAAGAAATAGAAGTTCAACATCTTACGGAAACTGTTTATTTTCCGGGGAAGCCGGAATTTAAATCGTTCGATTTAACACTTTATGATTTTAAATGTAAAATAAATCCAGTTTTTGATTGGTTAAAAAGATTATATGACCCAAAAATAGGCAAGTATAATTA